CTTCTTGTCGCGCTCTTGGTGATCTTTGCGCTCTTCATCGTGTTTGGCTGGCTTGGGGCGGTGATCAAATAGTCCTACCGCCCCGCAGCCGTGTACTCATGGACGAAGAGCACCACGACCACGTTCTTCCTGAGGAGGTTCAGTGAGGTAGTAGGTGTGCTGTCCGTCCTTAAGGTCGGGGCGCTCACCTATGAGGCGGGCGTGTAGGAGGGTTTCGATCGCCTGCCTGTACTGCATGCCGTTCATGTAGAACACAAGCCTGCGCAGTAGGTCTCCGCTCCTCATCTGTCCACCGTGTGCGCGAAGGATCTGGAGGATCCTGCTCTGGTCCACACCAATTGGCCGACTCCCAAGCCACTTGAAGTTCTTCAGCATACTCTCCTCAAGGAAGCCCAGGAGCTTGTTCGCCGTGACCATGTCTTCCGTAGTGATGCGTATGCGTTCCTCACTGACGGCAATGACCATGGCGAGGCGCAGAAGGTGGTCGGGCTTGCGCTCGTGGTAGCCGGCCATCTTCTCATCCTCAGGCACGTTCTTCTTGCTCGCCGTATACCACATCTGATACCACAGCTTGTCCTGAGGAGTCTTGAAGTGCATCTCCCCGATCTCTTGCTTGCGGAGGGCGCGCAGCCAGTCAGTGAGGTTCTGAGGCTTGTCGCGAACGTCCGGTATGGGGAAGCAGCGAGGAGTGTCCTCCTGCACGACGAAGAGCAGACGGCTCATGAATCCTCCGCCGAAGGCGTCCTGGGGGATGGCTGTGATGAGCCAGTCTGGAGTGGAGGCACCAAGGAAAGTGAGACAGACGTTGTGGAGCTCCGTCTTCCCCGCGCCCTTCGTACTGATCTCCCACTTGTCTGGGTTGTCGAAGAGCGCCGTGAGGAGGGTGATGAGGCCCTCATTGTATTTCTGTTTGCCAAGGAAGACTGCAAGCTCTGGAGCATAGATAACACCTTCCGCTGGCTTGGCTGCCAGAAGCTGTTTGTCACCAACTGTAAGACTAGATAGTTCAGACGCGAGGGCTTCGGGTGTGATCTTATCTGCCAGGACATTGCACTCATCAAGTTCACGTAGGAGACCAAGTCCCAGGTTGAGCGCCGACGTCTTGCGACACTTCCCAGTGGGAGCAACCAGAATGACCTGATGGTTGGGGAAGACCTTGTAGTACCCTTTCTGGAACCACGCTCGACGAGACAGTGTAGCTCCCAGTACTGCCGCCCCTGTGAAGAAGTGAAAGGCGGCGGGCGCTTCGCTCCAGTTCGTGTATTGGAGGTACGCATGCAGGAATCCTTTCCTTGGTGCGATGTCCATGAAGGGTTCGTGAGGGAGGTCTGTGTCAGTCATTCTGCGCGATCTCTCGGAAGCGATCCATGTTGAACCGCATCCGCTCCACAGTCTCTGTGTCGTAGACTGCTTCCATATCAATGCGTCCGTGCCCGCGGAGGTGGGCGTGAAGGTCCGCATGGTATATGGCAGCCTTGATCGGCTTGCTGGTGTCCACACTACTGTTCTGCAGGCGGAAGGACTTGAGGATCTCAAGTTCCTCCATGCTGTTCAGTCCGAGGAAGTGGTACCAGGTGTTGTCCCCGTCAAACCAGCCCCGAGCGGCGATGGCCTTGAGAATCTCCACGCGGGGAGTGCGGAAGGGGAAGCAGATGATCTCGCAGGCTTGGTCGCGGTACCATCTGTAGAGGTCAACCATTTCCTGGACGTTCTTGCCTTGGAGGACGCCGGCGACTTCGCAGTCGAATCTTGCGGAAGCAAGGCGCCAAGCGTCGCGCGTACGGTCAGCATCTCCCATGAAGTCAGGTGCGATAACAACAGTAGGGCGGGCGAGACGAACAGCGCGTGTGAGCTGGCCAATCTCGAGAGGCTCTCCAAGCTCGAACATGCCGTTGTCCATGACACTTCCAGGCCCGTAGGCCGTTCGGTAAGCCTCACTTGACAACCACATGTGAGCAAGAGTGAAGTCATATTCCATATGCTCGCGCAACTCTTTTACGTGCGCAGTCGGTATCTCGAATGAACATTTCATGCCCACCTTTCTGGCCTCCCTCTGTTGCCTCGGTTTATTGCTTGAAGAATGCCTCCAAGCGTGATCAGTTTCGCCTGGTGTTCTTGGTCGAGCGATCCCTTGACTCCTCTGGGTTTGATCATGGAGCACATCTCTATGACCAGGTCTAGTTGGTACTTCTTGATGACTAGGTACTGGTGTACTGCTCTACCAACGATGGGGATGTCTTGCGCTGAGTAGAGTCGCCACTGCATTATTGGTTTCGACCTGGGAGATTGATTCTTGTATGGGCCCGCCTTGCTTCCTGGATATCGCTCAACTATCCAGTTGATGAGGCGTTCATCCGTATTGGACACAACGATGTAGGGCATTGGCAGGTTTTGTGAGCCTCTGATGGTGGCAGACACCGTACCCTCCCCATCAATGAGGGCCGCAAGCCTCGCATGGTCAGTCTCTTCACTTGTCATTATCTCTTTGCCTCCCCCCAGTTCTGGAGGACCTTGACGTCTGTTGGCGTCCGCAGGCCTGGAAGGCGTTCCTTCTCGAAGTGCTGACGGATGATGGCCACGTGCTCTTCCAGGCCCTCCTCGGGCACTTCCATTCCCATGGCGTCATGGTGGTCGAAGACGGGGAACACCTTGCCGCGCAGACGTGGGTCGTCGTGGATGTCGACGTGGATTTGCATGAGGAGGTCGTGTGCCGTGCTCTGGGGGATCATGTTCTGTGTCTGACGCTCCCGCTCAGAGTCACTTTGTTCAATGAAATACCTACGGCGCCCGAAGGGGTTAGCAATGTACTTGTTCTTGGCAGAAAATATATTGTTGATCGCCATCCACTCCCAGAGACGTGAGAATCGATGATGGTGTCTGTCAAAGATATCCTGGGCGTCTCGAAGAGTGATGCTAGTGTGTTGCTCAGCCATGCTTTCAGGTCCTCTTCCGTACGGAAGCCCAAAGTTGATGAACTTTGCTTGGAACCTTTCTTCCCCAGATATTTCCTCAGGGCTCTTTCGGAAAATTTCTGCTGCGGTTTCACGGTGACTGTCGCCTCCTTTCTCCATGATCGCGAGGCCCACTGGGTCCTGTGACTGATGCCACATGATGCGCAGCTCTATCTGCGATAAGTCAGCCACAACAAGACGCATCCCAGAAGGAGCCACAAAAATGGACCGAGCCTTCCCAGGAGGGTACGTATGTACGTGGCACGAGTATCGTCCGGTTTCCGTGCCGTGCATCTTCCACTCTGGGTGGTATCTGTCGACTTCGTCGAGTGTGAGGCTGAAGTAGGTTGACGCAAGTTTCCCAGCCCTCCTTGCATCGAGGATCATGCAGCCAATCTTGTAGATGGCAGGATCGAAGCTCCTCAACATGCGGCGGGTCTTGTCTGGATCTTCATGAATGCCACACACCTTCATGATGGCGTCGTCGTCAGTTGTAGGCGTGGCCTTGCCACGCTTACGCTGCACGTCCATGCCCAGCTCATCGTACAGGAAGGCGGCGACCTGCTGGGAAGAGCGAGGGTTCAGGCCTGGCTTGACCTTCTGTAGGTCTGCCTCAATGGCAGCACCCTTCGCCAGCTCTTCGACGTACATGTCTGTCATGCGCTTCCTGTCGACAAGCATACCTCGCTCTTTCATATGCAGCACGGCCTCGGACGCCCGCATGACAATCTCAGCGAGCCTCATCCTGCCCGCACCTCATGCTCGTCACGACACCACTGACACTCCTTGACCTTGTGCACTCGGCACACTGCTGTGTGGTCAGGATGGCACAGCCTGCTGCACGCCGGACACAGCCACGTGAGGTCCTCGATCATATGAGGTTCAGCTCCCTCAGCTCAATGAGCTGTTTGTGGAGGGCCATGAGGGTGACGTCCACATCCCGGCAGTTGTACCAGGCTTTGCGGACAGTGATCTGGTCCTTGTAGTAGGAGTACGGGGAGTAGATTGAGGCGAGGAAGGCTAGGTCATGAGGCAGATGCGGGTACAGCAGGTGGCTGTACAAGAGGCTGTTGTGAATTGGTGAGGGACAAGGGAAGCCGAAGCGTCTTAGGTGGTAGGCGTCGAAGATCGAGTCATGCGTGCCGATGCCCTTGGTGTTCTTGAAGAACCAGAACAGCCAGTGCACGTACTCAGGCTCATCCACTGGCACTGAGATGGCGAGGCGCTCCTGGTAGCACAGGCCTACCAGATCAATGGCAGCAAAACCAAAGTCAGTCTCAATATCCACGACAGTAAGAGGGTGCTGGATGCACTCATGGACGAAGTCTTTCACCTCCGGGATGGTGGGATTTGTAATATACAGCACGTCGGGTTCCTTGTAGCCTGGCGACTTGCTCAGCTCCTTCACTCGACAGAAGTCGTGGATAGTGACGTCCCACATCCTGCGTTGCCGCATTATGAACGCAGGATGATACGCAGCAAAAGCCTGATACACAGTGTCGCCAACCTGAATCGGGAAATGGGATCCCCGCCAGTCGCTGATTGTACCTGCAACGAACTGTTGGAGGGGAGTATTTCCGAGGAGTAGGACCAGGTTAGGATCCACGTTTCGAATTCGGGCGTGAAGGTCGGAGGTCGCCGCCTTGAGATTCGCAAGAGCGATGTTATTCCCTGGCGGCCTGTGTGAAACAACGTTGTCGATGAAACATGAGCCTCTTGTGATGCCTGCCCGTCCGAGCCATGCGTCCAGAATTCTTCCAGCTCCTCCCGAGAAGGGGACTCCACTTTGATCCTCCTCTGCACCAGGGGCTTCGCCGAGGATCATGATACGCGGACGGCTTGCAGCCCCTATGCCATGCACGTGCCTCGTGCCAGGCCAGTTATTTGCTACGCAGGTGCAGGATGTATCTGTCAAGATACCACCTTGCTTTCTCAAGATCAGCCACTCTGTCCTCCTTGTCTCGGCACACGTACTTGATGACACACCCGAGGTGGAAGGGAAGGTCCCATGCCTCGATCAGGTCGATGGGTTCGACGGAAGGTCCTTTGTAGTGCTCGGAGTGAGGAGCCGCTCCCTTCGAGCCCGGATTGCTGCCAGGTGCGCCGGAATACTCTCTCCAGGGACCTGTGGCAGGATCTGGTCCAGAAGTGTCTCGCACTGCTCGACCTTCTGGAGTAATGAGGTTAAAGACGTTTCCTGCGAACCCCTCTGACGCAGGCTGTTCAGGTAGATCTGGGCGTACGTCTCTGCCCTGTAGTCCAGTGCCTCCAGCATCAAGGAGATCTGCGAGGAGGTAAAGCTCAGATGCCACAGCTCTGATTTCTCTGGTGACTGACTCCCACTCACTCATCATTCCTCCCCATTCCCGTTGCCGTTCCTTGCAAGCGAGAAGAACTCTGCTCTTGCCTCAGGCTTCTCTAGAAACACTCCTCTCAATGCGCTGGTGGAGACGTATCCGGCCGTCTTGACTCCGCGCATGGTCATACAGAGGTGCCGACCCTTGATGTGGCAGCCAGCTCCAAGGAGCTTGTACCGCTTCATCAAGCTGTCCACAATGTCCACCGTGATACGCTCTTGCAGAGCAAGCCGACGACAGGTGTGTTCCACGAGTCGTGGGATCTTGCTGAGGCCGGGCACATACCCCTTCCTCTTGGGTATGTACCCGACCGCCACGTACATCTCGACTGGCAGCAAGTGGTGTGGGCAGAAGCCCCACACGTGGTGAGAGTTGTGGACGATCATCTCATCGTACCCGTTGTGAGGGAAGCGCGTCCACTTCACACGGGGAGGATGGAGGACCTCTGAGAACATGCGCGCCACCCGACGAGGAGTGTCCTTGAAGTCTGGGTGACGAATGTCAACGCCCAGACCCTCCAGCACGCTCAGCACGCCGATGGCGATCAGTTTCTGGTTCACTCCGCTTCGTCGCCTCCCTCTTCCTCTTCCTCACAGTCCATGCAGGATATCTTCGCCATGGCGATGATGGCTTCGTCCTTCTCCTCCACAGAAATGGTACCCATTTCGTGGCCGCAGTGTTCGCACTCTAGAGGGAGGTCTTTGAGCATGTTTGTCCTTTCGCTCACTTGATGCTGAGGACCTTGTGAAGTTGGACTGTCAAGCGCAGCCATGGATTTGCCTCGACAAGCCTGCGTACCTTGTGCACGTTGGGCCAGTCGACATTCGTGTGGAAGTTGGCTGCTGACAGGAAGATGGGGCCTGAGAAGTTGAACCGGTACCTCTCAACCTCTTCCATGCTGAACTCGTCGTCGACGATGAACTTCAGTTCCTTCGCCAGCCTCAGGACCGCAGCTGCCACTCTCCTTTCTCGTTTGGGACTCACGACTAGGTGGTCCACGTATGGCAACCAGTCTGGGAGCAGGGAGCCGTTCGACTCCATGTGCACGCGGAAGTTGTTGGCGTGGAGCTGGCCGATGAGCTCTCCAAGCTTGTGGGCGGTTGGCTCCCCACCAGTGAGGCACGCCGTACGCACCTTGCTGCGCAGGCAGATGTTGATGATCTCCTCTACGTCCACCTTCCTGTACGCCAGCTTCCACACCCTTCCCTCACGGTCCTTGAAGTCCTCGTGGATGGTGTCTGGCTGATCACACCACACGCACGCCAGGTTGCATCCTGCCACACGTATGAATGTCATAGGAGTGCCGAGGAAGACACCTTCACCCTGAAGGCTGGTGAAGATTTCGTTCACAGCGATTTGTCGTCTAGACTCGTCCGTCATGGTCGACCCAACAGGTTGCCGTCTCGAAGAGTCTGAGGTGAACGAGCTCGACTGGATCAGCGAACTGACACTTCTCCAGCTGCGCCCACATCCACTGCACGATGTACTCACTGGTGGCGTCCTGGACATCGAGGACGTCGTTGATGAACTGGTGGTCGAGGCGGTCGTGGATCGCGTGCTTGAGAGCGTCTCCCACGGCTTGGAAGTCCACGATTGAGTTGGACTTCTCAGAGACGGGACCCTCGTAGGTGGCCTCCACTCGCCATGTGTGGCCGTGAAGCCTGTGACAGGGGCTGTTCTTCCACGCACTGCTCTGCAGCTGGTGTGCTGCGTCGAACGTGATGGCTTTCGTGACTTTCATTCCTCCCCCCTGAAGTGAAGGCATGTGGCAGAGATCCTCTGAGTCGTCCTATTCCTCTCGAGGCCAAGCAAGAGGAAGAAACGAGGACGGCCGTCGGCTCTCTGCCACATGCCTTGTGAGCACCAGACTAGCGTGCCACTCTTGACTCGGCAGAAGTCGCAGTCAGTGCAGTTCCTCTCACCGCGGAGCGTACCCCGTGACCTTGTTTCTGTAGACTGGCTTGCCATCCTTGTCCACCATGGGCAGGAGTTGCACGGCTCCTGTGGCCGCGTCGACCTTCTGGGTCATACGTGGCTCACGCACCAGGGTCACGCGGAGGAAGGCGCCGATGAGCTCTTCGGTCTTGAAGCCCGTCGGGCCCGGAAAGACACCGCACGCGTTGACGAAGTCTCTCACTCGCCACAGGGCGGCTTCCGTGAGGGTGAGGTTGTCGAAGAGGATCCTGCGGCCGGCGTACTCGACGGGCTCGGCGACGATGTAGGACACGTCGAGGTAGGGATTGTTCTTCTTGCTGACCTTCCTCTCGATCTTCTCTACCTGACACAGGTACTGCGACTCCGGTAGCGCCTCTGCCTCCGGGATGTTCGTGAGGTCGACGTTGATTTCCATGCCTAGCCTTTCAGTAGGTGATTCCAGGCCGCTGCGATGTTTGCCTTCTGCACCGTGACCTGGGCTGGTGCAGATGGAACCCGACTCTTAGCGTAGTAGATTGAGTCAGGCTGTGTGGTGAGCAGTCGCTCTGTTCCTCCCTGCACGCTGCGTGCGAACATACGGTACACCTCGTCCGCCAAGTAGCACACTTCGGGGGACATCTGCTTGCCGGGCAGTTCTGGCCCTCCTTTCATCATGCCGGACTGGTCCTTGTCGATGCTCTCCGCCGCAGTGAAGATGACTGTCTTGCCCTTCTGGATCAGCAACCTCATGCGGCGGAAGAGGTTGCGGAGCCTCTCGAGCGTCAGGTAGAAGTCGAGCTGGGCGCTGAGCTCCGGATGCACACGAGGCGCATTGGGTACCTGACTCTGCACCTGTACCACACGCCCGCACTCTGTGAGCGTGTCACAGATAACCACGTCATGCTCATCGTCGTTCCACAACCAGTCGATGCCGCGCACCATGTCTGGGTAGGACACGACACGGAAGACGCTGGCCGGCACGTTCTTGACGACGCTGAGACCTGCTTCGAAGTCGAAAGCGAATCGCTTCTTGGCCGGATAGGCGAACGCGAGACTTGTCTTTCCTATGCCTGGTGGGCCGTAGATGACGATCGACCTACCGTTCGCGTAGGAGATGTCCTTCATGTCCACCAGGCCTGCGAGAGGTGCTTGTTGTGTCATACCATCCTTTCCAGGAGCTCTTCCTCGTGGCTGAGCTCCTTCCGCCGGTAACCCATGCCCTCCGCCAGTGTGACGCGGTCGGGGTTGAGGCACAGCATGCGATAGGGGCAGGTGCCCCAGTTAAAGCACGAGTGGGGTGAGAGCGGCCAGCGGTTCTGGTCGTAGGCGTCAACGATCTCCTGGACGACCTGTGTGAGCTCGTCTTGGAAGCGGTTCAGTTCATGCTCATCAAGCACAACAAAGTCCCTGACGAGCGCCGGGTACTTCGTCGTCCGTATGATATCGACAAGAGCTCCCACAGGACGCCTGCCGAGTCGACGCATAGCCCACGTGTATCCACGCACCTGATCGTCCAACTGGAAGCGTCCCACCAGATCGCTAGGTACCTGGCTCGTGAACTTGCGCTCAACTGTCCACTCCTTCTCATCGTACGTGGCATAGCCGTCGAGCTCTCCGACGTACCACACATGCCGCTTGGTGCGGCCGCTGGTGCTGACGACGACGCCCATGTCCACCTTCACGGGTGTGCCTGTCATGATGTACTTGAGAGGTTCCTCAGCGTTCTTGATGAAGTACTCTGTGAGGGCATTCGTCAGGAGCGGATGCTGTGCGAGCTCTGGGTCCTGCACGAGCAGGTCTGCCTTGGACTTGTCTTTCACCCACTCGTCCACTAGTCTGTGGCCAAGGCGTCCGCGAGCGAAGGGCTCGGGCGTCACGCTGGGCTCCAGGCCCTCCACAGCTGTCCAGTAGTACTTGCGGTGGCACTGCTGGAAGAACAGCCTACTGCTGTGACTGATCAGCAAGTGCGGGATCTGAGATTCCTGCATCGGCGAAACCTTTCTCCCTCACTTTGCATGAGGGGCATTCCATGCACGGCTTCTCGCCTCCGGCGTAGCAGGACCATGTCAGCTCGAGTGGCGCTCCGAGCTTCTGGCCGAACTTGATCACGTCTCCCTTCGACATATACACGATCGGGGCGAGGATGGAGATTGGATGCCGCAGCCCTAGGCGAAGCGCTCCCTCCATGGCGTTGAGGAACGGCGGCCGGCAGTCTGGGTAGCCGCTGAAGTCCACGGCATTCCATCCGCCAGCGAGGTAGTGGATACGTCGTGCGTCAGCGATGCCGCCCAGCATGGCGAGCATGACGATGTTCCTGCCAGGTACGTACGTGTTGCTGACAGCGTAGCCGGCCTGGTCCTGCACCGTGCCTGCAGCGTCCTGCTGGTTGAATGCGCCGAGAGGCAGGAGGGCGCTGGAGCCCCGAAGGTACTCGAAGTTGACCTTGATGACTTCGGGCTTCGGGAACCCACCCACCTCGCAGAGGGTCTGGGCGTGTGCCAGCTCTTTGGCGTGCGACTGGCCGTACTGGAAGTGCACTGTGCTGACGACCTCGAAGTCGTAGTGCCTGCAGTACCAGAGGGTGGTCGCTGAATCCAGCCCACCACTCACGAGGACGATTGTCTTCTTGTCGTCGCTCAACGTTGGCTCCTTTTTGAACTCTTGAGAACCTTGTGTCACTTGGTGGCATCAAGAGAGGGCCCGTACAGGCGCCCTCTCTTCGGCCTACCTACGCCACCTCGTCCTTGAGGAGCCCGAGCTCCTTCGCCTTCGCCAGGAGAGCCTTGTTCTTCGCGTGGTACTTCTTGTGGCTCTCGTAGATCTTGGCCTTGTTCGCCTCGTAGTAGGCCTTACGACGCGCCTTGGCCGTCTCGCCCTGGTTGTACTTCTGCCGGGACGTCTTCATCTTCTCGGCCATTGCCGGGTCGGCCTTCATCAGCTCGTTGCGCTTGGTCTGGTAGGCCG